TTCTTTTCGCCAAACTTCGATTCTATGAAAGTGGATAACTTTTTCAAAGCATTAATGAAACCATCAAATGCGACATTCGATACCATTTTGATTGCTTGGATGATACCTCCAAACATTTTACTAATAGCTTTACCAATGTATTCTATTGGATTTTCCGCAGATAGTAATCCGTCGACAAAGTCGAATAGGAATGAAATAACACTACCTAATACATCCCGAACAAAAGTCATCGAGGTCCTGAGTGTTTTCAATCCAGCCTCAAATACACCAGATTGTTTGATAATCTGAGTGAAGACATATAGGAAGTCTCCAATATTAGCAGTAAGTTCTAAAAAACTACCATTGAATGGGATTATGACTCTTATTATTTCTAAAAAGGCACTTCCTAAAAACTTTACAGTCGTCCAACCTAAATCTAGAACCGAGAATAAACCACGAAATGTTCTCTGAATTTTATTGGCCGTCTCATCTGAAATTATTAGGTTTTTTGTAAAGTTCTTAAGAGCGCTAATCATACCTGCCCATTGTTCAGCTGTCTTTGGTGGGAATATGGAATCAAACGCCCTTGATACTGCTTGTAAGGGCTTAAGTATCGCTATAGCTGTATTCTTTAAAGTTTGAAAAATATCTGAAATACCACCGAGCTTCTTGATGTCTTTTAGTAATTTATTCCGACCCTCACCACCGGATGCAAATACTTGCAATAAGATTTCGGTTAACGCTGAGAAGTTAGCCTTAGCTTCATTCAGAGTACCAAATATGATTTCATAGGTTTTCAGCCATCCAGATGATACGGCATCTTTAGTTGCATTAATGGAGTCGCTAAATGATTTAGATTCTTGCGATGCTCTAAAAGCCGCATTACCAATTGTGTTTATGACATCGGCATACTTTTCAGCATTCTCATCCATGTATTCCATAGCTCGAGCTGCTGTGTAGAAGCCCATTTCATCCTGAACTTCCTTAACCTTTTCGGCATATGAAGAATATTGATCTAGTGTTTTTAATAGAACGTCGTTCGTAAACCATTTATCTTTAAGATTTGAATCAAAGTTTTGAATTGTAACCTGGCCCTTTTTAATAGCACCTTCTGCTTCGGCAACGCCAATTGCAATCTGTTTAAACATCTTAGTATTCATGTTTTGATTCATGATCGAACGCCAATTCAGCGTATCAACATATCCCATACTTATAGCCTGCGATAAGTTGAACATTGCGATTGATGCAGCAGTGGAATTCTTACCGGAATGGGCCGCCCATGTTGCGATACCTTGCATTGCTCGTTCCGATACTTTTAAATCTACGCCAGCCGCTATGAACTTTGCCATGTTACCGGCCATGTCGGAAAAACTATAGCTTGTTTCGTCCGAGAACCACATAAGTTGTTCCATAGACTTCTCAACTTCTTCAAGTCTATAACCGGCAGACACCATGGTTTGAACAGCTTCAATTTTTTCTTGATATTTACTAAGACCCGCTGTTAATTGATCGATACTAAGACTCTTAACAAGGTTGGTTCCAGCGTTAACCGCCATTTCACCAATACGCCTTAATGCTCCGATACCGATTTGTTCCATCATTGAGAAGGACCGTGAAATCGATCCTATGGAATCCTCTAAACCGTTAAAACTTTTACCAGTTCCAGTATTTTTTAATGCGTTTGAGAACTCCTTTAATGAATTCTTTGATTCTAAAATACCTTTCTCAAACTTGTGATTCTCGAAAGACATTTCAACAATTCTTTGATCGATTTTATTGCTCATAGCTTCTGCACCTCCTTCCAACATTCTTGGGCGATCGCCTCAAAGATTGGACGTAATGCTGGATTGATATAATCGATACCTTCAACATACACCCCAGACTTTGTACCATGTCCATATTGTATAAGGAGTGCAACAGAATATCCATTTTGAATGTTTGAATTATTAAAGCCAATTCCCCAGTTCTCTATAGTGTATGACCAGCTGTTGGCAGTTAGACCACTATCTTTCGGAGTTGCCGCTCGAAGTGCTTCGACACCTTGTGCTCCATATCTCTCGAACGCGGTTCTAAGCCTACGACTGAGATTTTTGCTGTTATCGAAGAATTGTTCGGCATTCCTAAAAGAACCCTTTTGAGTCATTTTAATCATGCTTCTATTCTCCTCTATTTATTCTAAACAGTTAATCTGCTTTTCGGCGTTCTTTCTTTAGTTTGTCGTATTCTTCATTGGAAACAATCTGCCAAGTCTTTTTTCTTTCCCACCAAATGTCCTCTTCACCATTTCCGTGAAGCGTCTTATATGCATCATGTATTTTTGTTTGTACTGAGCATTCGTCATCTGTCCAAGCGGAAAGATCTCTATTATCTTTAAACGATTGGTATAGTGTATTCCTCAACATAGCCAGTAATGCATTGTTTTGGTTTATTTGGAGATTCCCCAAGTTTCTCAACTCGTCTTGAATTCCCTTTACTTGATCCGGTAATTTTTTTAACGAGTTAAACTCATTATCAATCTTGGAAACTCTTTTACTTATACCAAGCTTTTCCAATACCGTTACAATTGTAATTATCCCAGCACAAATACTAATTATTGTTTGCCATAGTTCCATCCAGTCACCTCATCTTTTTCACGAAATCAAGGGATATCCATCCCGCACCACTCTTAAGTCTTCCCCATTTTGAAGCACCTGGACCATCTGCTTCCTCAACAATTGTATAGACTTCATTACGATGAACTACTCCATTAATTGGATGATTCATTCCTGGTCCACATCTATAATTTAGAGCGTACGTATCGATTATGACAAGATATGGAAATTTTGGGAGAACGATCTCGGGTTTATACAAAATTTTATTAACCTCGTCCGCGACCATTCCAAGATTTTCATAAATATATTCTCCTGGACATTCTCGTGGTGAGAACCATCTATGAACCGTAATATTTTGTTTGTCGATTTGACCGATTAATGACTTATCCGCTTTCCATAGGAGTTTTGGTATGTTGTTCCTTAAACAGATGTCCACACATAAATTAATTAGACCGTTTAAGGCTTTATCTGTGATTTTGTATGGATAGAAATTATCGGAAGCTATTTCGATTGTAATAGCTCTCTGGTCGTTTGACTCGGACGAGCTACACCACGAACGATTCTTTTCTTCAACATACATCCCAACATTACCATGATCATCTATACCATAATTAGAACTTGCTCGGCGTTCTATCGGGGCGAATATATTACCTAGTGTTTGGAGGGATACGTGACCAACCACGCAATGCGGAGTAATCGTGTCAATTTTGTGAGTTCGTAAACCCGAATTATTTGGAGATAATCTAGTGTAGGAGACTAGAGGTGAGTTGCTCATTTCAGGTATATCGTCCATAAGGTAATCTACCTGATATTCGTCTTTTCCTTTGTTATCAGTTAGCCGTATTAATGATGGTAAACATTGTTCACAGGTGTCTTGTTCTTCGACGCCTGGTATGAAATCTTTTGAACATAGAGAACATTTCATACTTGTTACCCCCTTGAGTTGTATTTCGCCCGACGGGCTGCATTTTGTTCAGCATAGTAAGCTGCGGTCTCTCTCTTTGTCATCTTTTGTTTCGGACCACGCTCCAAATCACATACACGTAACAATGTGAACAATCGGGATAAATGCCACTTTTGACATTCTATCGGAATATTGTTCGCGAACATTCGGGAATATATGACCTCGGCCGTTATTACTTTTTTTTCAGTTTTTAAATTCTTCTTGGAAAATGTCGTGGCTGTCATTGGATTGTCGATATATGATTTAATTTCCAATATGTTTTCGACCGATAGTGCTTTTAGGATGTCTTCATTTGGTACGTTGCCTATTATCATGCAGCGAATATAGTCTAACTCTTGTTCTGCTGTTTTTTCCGTATCGCTAAGATATGGTATATGCCATTTCGACTCCCATTTCGCTAATGATATTAAAGAATGCTCGAGAGTGAGCGTACAAGGGGAAGTAGTAATAAATCTGTTTTCTTCTTGATTGTAGAATTCCTTTGCTTCGATAGTAATCTCAAGCATTCTTAGACCTCCTATTGTTCAGGTATTTGATTTAATGTTGTTATATTGTTTATAGGTGCGGAACCATTTTGTTTAGCTTGTTCGTTATACTTCTTCAATGCTTCTCCTCTTATCTCCTTGGGGATTAGACCTAAGAAGAATTCTTTGGATGCATTTTCGTCGTAAGCCAGCTCATAAAATAAGGCACTAAACGCCTCTGTCTTACTGAATCTTATAGCTTTATCTTCATCCTTCTCGAACGTACCGGTTTCTGGATCTCTTTCACCATATGCCCTTAGGATAATTTTCTTAAGTAGATCGATTGTCTTCTTAGCGTTATTCGTCTCAACCGCATGCTCAAGGTTTTCAATTAAACCGCCTTTTGTATATGTTTCTAACTCTAACCATTCAAATTTGTTAAGATGGAAATATAATGTATCCGTTCTGACATTGTCATCATAATCATTATATTGTATTACTTTTTTAATCATAATAAACTCCTTTCATCTTTTAAAAAAGAGCCCCAAAGTATAGAGGCTCTTTAATTATTTTATTAAGTATAATTATTCTCCAGTCATGAAATTTATAACCTGTGGTGCAAGTGTTCGATTATAAATATCAACAATCCCTGAAATTGTAATAATATATACCGTATTGGTTGATAGATTGTCTTCTGGATTAAAGGTTAATATTTTACCTTTCGAATCCCAAGTTTTTGAACCAGAAATTATTTGCCCTTCTGCCGATGTAACTACGATTGATTCTTTCACTATTTTAGTGTTAAATGTGAATATAATATTCGCATCTGTACCAACTTCAGTCGCATCATCATTTGGTGTAATTGCTACCTGTAATTCAGCTGGAGCAGTGCCTTCAAATAAATCAGCAATTTCATCTGGTGATGGAAGACGAGGATTTACGGACTCTGTTCCATACAAAATATCTAAGAATGCTTGCAGCTGTGTAACTTGATTTTCAGCAATTTTTGTACTATCAATGATTAAATGTGATGTAGGTTTTCCACCGGTAACAGGAATTTTTGTTGATGTGAAGTCGAAACTAAGTTCTTCGAGTTCTGGGGATTCATTTATTGTAGTGTGATCCCTGGCAGTGACACCGGCTAATGCGTTGTATACAAGATGAATCTTGAAACCATAGTCAGCCCCATTCGTATCATTAACGATTTTGGTTCTATAAGAAAAACCAAACATTTCATGGGTTTGCTGTCCCACTGTAACGCCAGGAGCCAACTCAACTTCACCAATTGCAGCCTTGAATTCATCTGGATACATATAGCAGCCAATCGTTCCAGCAAATTCCTCTTCGGACATTATTTCAATATATTTCTGATTGTCCGCATAGAATGGATTTGGTTCTCCTCCAGTCGGAGCCTCATTAACTGAAGTTAGGCCGTTCCATGGAACACCCTTTTCATATGCATTGTTTTTAAATGGAAATAGTACACCTTGGTCAACACCAGTTTCACCAAATCTTTCTCCTACTTGATCCCAAACTATTTTACTCATATTTTATCTCCTCTTCTATATGATTTTTTTGTTAAGAAAGTGTTATTTCTTTCCAATCGTCTGCCGCATCGGCAGAGTCAGTTGCTATGGCCATATATCCCTTACCAAGAACAGTGTCGACATAGATCTGACCAATAAAATCCGCATGTGCTGCTGGAGCAACTGCCCCTTTTAATGGTTCAAATTCTGCTGCAGCTAATGCAATTTCGCCAGGTATATTAGCTTCTGCAATTGCAGCAGCAACCGCTGCCGGAACTGCTGCTATAGTTGATAGTGCCCAATCATTTGCTGCCTCGTCAGAATTAGTAGCTACTGCTACATACAATGCCGGAGTTGTGGTCTCGACATAGATCTGACCAATAAAAGATGCATGCTCTACTGGTGCAGCGGCGCCAGTAAGAGGTGTCAATGCTTCAGCTATTAATTCTATTTGGCCAGGTATATTAGCTTCTGCAATTGCAGCAGCAACAGCTGCAGGAACTGCTTCTATAGTTGATAGTGCCCAATCATTTGCTGCCTCGTCAGAATCAGTAGCAGTAGCTACATACAATGCCGGAGTTGTGGTCTCGACATAGATCTGACCAATAAAATCCGCATGCTCTACTGGTGCAGCGGCGCCAGTAAGAGGTGTCAATGCTTCTAAAACTCTCATACTTCTAGAACCGTAATCTGGATAAGTTATTTTTTGTTTTGACATAGTATTCTCCTTTCTAATAAAAAAGTGAGTAAACGTCATGATTTAGACCGTCTACTGCGAGGTTATTTAAGAAACTACAATACTGCATTGTTGATACTTTGTCTGGAATCAATGAATCGGGGTCCGCATCAATTACCGTTATCATGTATCTTTTCATACCATAATACTTAATATCATCCGCATAAAATGGATCCTCTGCATCTCTTTTATATATGATGCATGGATAGTTTAAACGTATGGAAGTTGGTGGTTGAAAATATACATTATTAGATCCTAAAATTTCTTTTAACTTATTATGGAGACTCAATCGGTCTTTTGCCATTATAAATTCCCCCAATCTGTAATATAATTCTAGGTCGATTAATACTGATAGATTGAATCTTCCACGTCGCACCATTCCAGACAATATATTTAATATTCCCAATATTTTGATAGGCATATGGATCTGCGATAATTGAAATTGAATTATCGAGGTTTAAATTGTCGTTAACCTGTTCAGCTGATTGCCATCTCCTTTGGTCTAAAACGACATCGCCCCGATAATTCTTTTCGACAATCCTATCTGTCCAAACACCTGGGGCCGTCTCCTCTTGGAGAGCATAGCCTA